CGCTAGCACGTTGCTGTGCATCAGTACCGCCAACGCCAGCAAGACCACCAAGCCGTTGATATTGGTTTTCAAGTTCTTGTTGCAACATTTGTGGCCTGAATTGACCAAGTGCGGCTTGAATATTGCCACCACGCAACCCACCAGTAGCTGATGCACGTTGTAGTAAAGCCTCCTCACCAGCTTGCACAGAGGCTTGAAAACCACCACCGCTTTCAATTTGGGCAATCGCTTCTCTTTGTCTTTCAGGGCCAAGTACACCAGCCAATGCTTGCTGTTGCTCAAATGCTTTTGGGCCTGCTTGTGCATACTGTTGCAAAATCGGAACCGCACCAACGCCTGCAACCTGAAATGGCGCAAGCCCTTCGATAGCAGTTGTCCCAACCGAAACATAAGGCTTGAGCAATTCACGCATTGCATCAAATTGCCTGCGCTGTTCTGCAATACCAGCTTCAGCAGATGCGACCTGTGCGGCTGACGCTTCACTTGCGGCATCTGCTTGCATTGAACTACCAAGCAGGGATGCGCCAACTTGTAGACCCATCATAAGATCAGGCATCACCAAACTCCTTTAGATAATCTTCTAGGGTTTCGCCATATAAAGCCATCACATGATGACCGTGCTTAGTAGCAAAACCAGCCCCATGCACCAGCGAGACCGCCATCAAAATCAAATCGTAATACCCAGCCCGCCACATAAACGACTTAGCATCTGCTTGTTTATTGCGCTCTGTTGTATCTGAGGCTTGCCACTTGAGAATCATTGTCGCCAGCAAGGGCGTTAAATGGTTGCTGTTGCCGATAAAAAATGCGTTCTGATGCATGCCCACCAGCGTGTTCCAAATGGTCGCATTCAGGTCTTCTCGTGCTACTGGGTCGCCATCTGCTACGTCATCAAAGACTTGGATTGCGTCATAGACCATTACCAACCAATCAACGGCTGGTTGGGGAAGCATAAAAACCTTGGTCAGGTTCTCTCGCAGTCCATCGGTCATGCACAACTCCTATACAGGGCAGGCCGCTGGATGCCAGAACTCAGCGACTGAATTTTCGCACAAATTGACAAAAGGTCAATCCTCATATTCTTCGTCTTCCCAAGCCTGACAAACCCGCATATCGTTGCAGATAAAGTCCAGCTTTTCGCAGTGACCCCTGAAGCCTGCGCCTTTGTCATAAGCCGCCATCGGGATGCGATCAATCCGAACTTGGGTCATAAAGCTGTTGTCGTAATACCCGCAGTTTGAGCAATGCTTACGCCGTGCGTCTTTTTCATCGCACTGCATAGCTTCTGCCAGCCCTGCGTAGAACTCCTTGTTTGCGCCAGCCTCATTGGTGGGCATTTCAGGGCCATAGTTCCAGTCAGCCACCGCAACCGCATAGTTCTTTTTGTTTTGGGCGTTGGTTAAAAACTCCTCATCCATCGGCAGGCCATTAAAGCCCCGCGGGATAACCATAAATTCTTTCATGCTGTGCTCCTTTAAGTGATTTCTCGACCTGATGCTCGGATTGTCAATGATGTGGCTGCGCTGGCAATGGTGGATATGAAACTACCAGACTCCAATGCTTGCCCAACCAATTCAGGGAATGTGTAGGTCTCATCTGGCGCAATGCTTCGGGTGTCCACAATCAAGTTGGCTGTCCCTGCTGTGCCGCCACTTGTGACCAAGTTAACGCTGATCGTGACATTTCCTGCCGTGGTATTGGTGGCTGTGAATTTGTCAATGATCGCTTTACAGTTGGTCGCTGTGTATTGCGTAGTCTGTGTGCCTTCAGCTTGCTTTGGTGGTATCAGCACCTTGATTGATACGGTCATTTCATACTCCTTATGTGGCTTCGCCACCACTTGCGATAATTGTTAGGCCAGTTGATGCTGCCTGAATTTGAATGGTATCGCCTGCGTTAAGCACCTCAATGCCGTTATATTGCAAGGCGTTAGCAGTTGGTACAGGCACATCGTATAGGAAAGCATTTGACGTTCCAGCCGAGCCTGCTGATGGAACTAAAAATACTCTCACGTTAATGTCAGCAGCTGTCGTATTGGCAATGCTGAATTCTTTGAGCAAAGTTCTAGTTGAAGCTGGCACTGTGTAAAGCGTAGTTACGCCAGTGGTGATGGCGGCTTGGCCTAATTTTACAGGGGTAATTACATCGAAAGCCATGTCAGCACCTGATTAGATCGCACCCGTGGGGTTTGGTTTGCATACGGCAAGATGCCATTTACATCGTGCTCCAGTTCGATATTATTACGCACAGGGGCAAGTGCAAGCAAATCCAAGGCTTGAGCCAATCTTGGAATGGCATCTAATGCCTGTTGTATTTTGGAATTAAGCACAGCATCATCAACTGCTGTGTCCTGCGCCAAAGCACTTAATTGTGCCAATGCCTCGTTTGCTGTTGCCGCTGCCGTATCCGCCTGAAACTCAAAGTCAGTTCCTGTGATGACTTGCAACTCATCTACTGTAGAAAAGAGCAATTCAAATTGCCTGATTTGCTGTTGATCAGTCAGGAATGTGGCAAGCTGGTCACGGGTCAGGTTCAGCTTGCGGGAGATGGGTGCGGTTGCCATTAGTAGGCCAATGCTTCAATCTGCGCCTCTAAGCGCACATAAGACACATGGGCATCACTGTCTCCACGGAAACGCTGGATGCGCCAGTTCCTCATACTGCCCTGCTGAAACCAAGCCAAACGCCTTTTGCGGTTACCAATCGTGCCGACATAGATGAACTTTTCTTGTGAATAGGTTTGCCCATCAAGCGAATAACTGGTGCTGATTTGCGGGTTTTCACCTAGCGCAATGCTTCCAGTCAAGCTGACCAGTTCCATCTCGTTAAATATTGCCCCATTGCTTTCGTTGTAAACAATCAAAGTGCCAAACTCCCAGCGCACTTGTTGCCCCCAATGATGGCCTGTGTCCTGCACCAAGTAACCGATGCTGGTGCTTTGCGGGTCTCCCACCATCCACTTGTCGTAAACCCAAACCATGTTTCTTGCACGATATTGTGCAAATCCAGCCAAAGTTGTAGTCAGGGTAAACCAAACCGCCGTTTCTAAGGCTTTGGATGCAGAGGCATCAAAGACTATCGTGCGGTCAGGCAGGTGAACATACAAATGCTCATGGTTCTTGTCGTTCCTTGCTTCCAGCTTGACCAACGCCAACTGAGCCTCGGTGTACTCCAGCAGGAGGTTGTCGATTTCCTGTGTGCTAATTTTTTCAGTCACGGCGGCTGCGCCAACATAAATGCCTGGTGCTTCATTTCTTGCACTGCCCAAAAAAGCAATGCGGTCAATAAACACACAGCACCCTTGAGTGCCAATCACGCCCTTTTGTATCTGTGCGCCATCAATTCGTGCGAATGGAAATAACTCTCCACCCACGTTGTCGAATACCTCAATCGTGTTGCGGTTCAAAGCATAGATTTCATTCCGCAGCTTGAGCAAAGCAACCACTGGGTCTGGGTCAACTTCAGCGGATTGACTTGAGTCGGGTCTGACAGTTCAGTGACCACCAAGAACTCACCATCCGTGGTCATAAAGTATCCATCCACCCACACCACATCTAGCACCAGACCTAAGTCAGGGTCGGTCACTTGCGTCAGGATCGAGCCGTCCCAGTAATACAGCCGACCACCAGATGCAATCGCCAGTTGGTCAAAGCTGTAATCAAACGTCACCAATTGGTCAGTTGGACCACCCACATCGCCCAGCACAGTCACTGTGCCTGCGCTGTTGATTTCCACCAGCTTTGTACCCATGACCCGATATAACTCGCCCTGCCAGTTTATGCCGCCACGGTCAATGCCTGGCCCTGTGCCGTTTGCAACAATCCCATCGCCTGGTCGCAAAAACCCATTGCTGATGCCTGACTGCTTTGGCACAGGCACGAGGTTAACTGGGTAACTGGTACGCAGTTCAGGGGTGCTGTCGGTGTAGATGCCGTTAAGAATAGGTATTTGCATTACCACTTCACCTTATCAGCCCAATATGCGGCACTCATTTTGCCTTTGGCAATGTTTTCAGAATGGCGAGACTTGAATGATTCACGCCTTGCTTTGTCGGCCTTGGATTCACCCTCACGCCTTGGTGACCCAGACACACCTTGTTGACCAAAACGAATTAACCTAACTTCATCGCCAGCTTTTGCCACAACGACATGGCTTTTGGTTGGGTGGCTTGGGGTGCGCTTGGGTTTGTTGAAACCCTCAACGCCAGCACGGGTTAATCTTGGGTCTTTCATCTAAACCCCTTAATCTTTTCAGCAATCTTTTTAGGCTGCTTGGCAAACTGCTTGCCTGCCTTGGTAGCCTCACGCTTTGCCCGTGTAGTTGCCGCATACTCAGCCGCAGACAAGGCTTTGATGGCCTTCTCAGGCAGATACCTTTCGCCAGTCTCAGACGATGGCTTTCCCGACTTGGTGCGCCATTTCTGCGCCCCCCAGTCTTTGAGGCTTTTTTGTGTGGCTTTCATTTATAACCGCCACCTTTTTCTTTGTATTTCTTGGCCAACAGTTGGGCCTTGCGAGCTGACCATTCACCAGCCGCAGTCCCTTGCACAGCCGAACCTTTGATTTCCTCAAAGAGACGCTTACGCATGGTTGGCTTCGTGTAGTTGCCAGCCGCATTGACAGAGGACTTGGGCTTGGTTGCCATTAAGCGACTACCGCACCACGGAATCCAACAACCCACCAGTCAGTTCCAGCGAACTGAAGAGTTACCGAATCGCCAACCGCATTAAAAGTGATTGTGGTTCCGCTTCCAAGGTTGGTTGGGGTCAAAACACCAGTATCAC